GAGAAGGAAGCCCTGCGCCGGCTGGAGGCAGGTCAGTCCATCCCCGGCCTCAAGCTGGTCAACGGTCGCGGCTCTCGCGCCTGGGCGCTGCCCGAGGAGCAGATGGCCGAGAAGCTCATCAAGATGGGCATCCCCAAGGGCGCAATCTACGAGACGAAGCTGGTCACCCCGGCCAAGGCTGAGAAGCTGACCTGGGAGAAGCGCGATGGCACCAAGGTGCAACTGACTGACCGGCAACTCAAGACGATGGAGACTGACTACGTCGTCAAGATGGCCGGCAAGCTCACCGTCGTCCCCGAATCTGACAGCCGCCCTGCTGTCATCACCAATGCTGCGCCTTTGTTTGGCGCAGTTGAAACCCTGCCCTCGTGGCTTTCTTAAACTGGAGTAACTGTAATGTCCGACATCATTTTTCTGTCTAACGTCCGTCTGTCTTTCCCCCACCTCGCCGAACCCCAGCGCCAGGTCAACGAGCAGACTGGCAAGGAGCGCATCTCGTACAACTGCGAGTTCATCATGCCGCAGGACCACGCTGGCTTCCAGCAGTTCATGCAGAAGTACGGCGCCCTGGCGCTGGACAAGTGGAAAGAACACGCTCAGACCGTCATGGGCATGATCCAGGGCGACCGCAAGACCCGCTGCTACGGTCGTGGCGAGGAGAAGGTCAACAAGAAGACCTTCCAGCCCTACGACGGCTACGCCGGCCATGTGTTCATCACTGCTGGCCGGGACTCCCAGCCACAGATGATCCAGGCTGACGGTCAGCCCATCGACCCGACCAACACGATGGCCTATCAGCAGCTTGCTCGCAAGATGTACGGCGGTTGCCGGGTCAACGCTGCGGTCAAGCCCTGGCTGCAAGACAACAAGCATGGCCGTGGCATCCGCTGCGACCTGATCGCTGTTCAGTTTGCTGGTGATGATGTTGCATTCGGTGAAGGAGCCGTCGATGCGTCTAACTTATTCGGCGCGGTTGCGACTGCTCCGGCTGGAATGTTCGGTGCTGCGCCTCAAAGTGCGCCTGCGATGCCTGCTGCGCCGTTTCCTGCGGGCCTGCCGCCCTTCATGATGAGCCAGTAAGTTTTTGGGGCCGAAAGCGGATGCTGTAGTTTAGCCAGGTAGAGCACCCCCTTGTTTGGGAAGACCGTGGGTTCGAATCCCACCAGTGCAGCGAGTAGGCCCCACCCGCATGTAAGTTTTTTGGGGCGCGCAGCGGTAGTGGGTAGGGTTCGACTCCCTGTAAATTTAAACCCACCTGTGCGCCCCACCCCATTGAGTAACCGTAATGAGTAACGACTATGTGTACGACATCGAAACCTACCCCAACGTCTTCACGCTGGCGGTGGAGCATTCACAAGCGCCGCTACGCTGGTCTTTTGAGATCAGCGACTGGCGCAACGACTCCCGCGACATCGTCGCGTTTCTCCAGTATCTCAAGGATACGGATGCCCGCATGGTCGGGTTCAATAACCTGGGGTTCGACTACCCCGTCCTGCATACGCTGATCCGCATGGGCCGCTCAGACGCGCCTACGCTGTACCAGAAGGCGATGGCGATCATCGGCTCGCAAGATGAGGGTGACGGCAAGTGGGCGCACCAGATCAACCCGTCCGACCGCTTTGTGCCGCAGATCGACCTGTTCAAGATTCACCACTTCGACAACAAAGCCCGGGCCACTAGTCTGAAGGTATTGGAATTCAACATGCGTAGCGACAACATTGAAGACCTGCCGTTCCCGGTGGGCACCACGCTGACGCAGGCCCAGGTGCCGGTGCTCAAGCGGTACAACGCGCACGATGTGGCGCAGACCAAGGCGTTCTACGAGCACACCTTCAGTATGCTCAAGTTCCGCGAGGAGCTTACGCACAAGTACAGCCGCGACTTCATCAACCACAACGACACGAAGATCGGCAAGGACTACTTCGTCATGAAGCTTGAGGAGGCCGGCGTCGCTTGCTACGACTACGGCAGCAAGGGGCGCACCCCCAGGCAGACCAGGCGCCCAAGCATCGCACTCAAGGACGCCATCCTGCCCTGGATCGCGTTTGAGCAGCCCGAGTTCAACCGGGTGCTGGGCTGGCTCAGGGGGCAAGTGATCACGGAAACCAAGGGGGTGTTCAATGACCTTACCGCTACCATTGACGGCTTTACTTTTGTATTTGGCCTTGGTGGCATACACGGTTCAGTGGAGTCGGAGGTCATCGAGTCTGACGATGATCACATCATTGTCGATCTCGACGTTACTTCTTACTACCCTAATCTGGCTATCGTGAATGGGTTCCACCCAGCGCATCTGGGCAGCACCTTTGTCACGATCTACAAGCACCTGTTCGAGCAGCGCAAGCAGTACCCTAAGAAGTCCGCAGAGAGCGCGATGCTCAAGCTGGCGCTCAACGGGGTGTACGGCGACAGCAACAACCAGTTCAGCGTGTTTTACGACCCGCTGTACACGATGACCATCACGCTCAACGGGCAACTGCTGCTGTGCCTGCTGGCCGAGGGGCTGATGCACATCCCCGGGCTGCGCCTGATCCAAGTGAACACCGACGGCCTAACCGTGAGGGTGCCCAGGGCCAACAAGTGGCTCGTGGACGTGGCCCGCGCAGCCTGGCAGACGCGCACCGGGCTGAACCTTGAGGAAGCGATCTACAAGCGTGTGTTCATCCGGGACGTGAACAACTACATCGGGCAGTACGAGGATGGCTCCGTCAAGCGCAAGGGCGCCTACGAGTACGACATGGAGTGGCACCAGAACGCCGGCGGGCTGGTGATCGCCAAGGTGGCCGAGAAGGTGCTGGTCGAGGGCGCTCCGATCCGGCAGACCGTGCAGCAGTGGCCCGACATCATGGACTTCATGCTGCGTACCAAGGTGCCCAGGTCGAGCTACCTTCAGTGGGGCGACGGTAGGGTGCAGAACACCTCGCGGTACTACATCGCCCAGGGTGGCAAGCCCCTGTTCAAGTGGATGCCGCCCCTGAAGGACAAGACCGAGTGGCGCAAGATCGGCGTCGAGAGTGGCTGGGGCGTGCAGGTCTGCAACGACATAAAGGACGCCACGCTGCCCGTTGAGTTTGAGTACTACATCAGAGAAGTGGAGAAGCTATGTCTGGGTCTAGCTTGAGAGATTTGCAAACTAGGGTGCTGGAAGCCAATGGACGTATTGAGGAGCGGTCCGCGTATGTCGACCCTCGAAAGTTTGTGGTGCAGTATGTGTTCATCAGGGAATCGCTGGAGCGGTTCATTGAACTGACCAAGCAGGAGCAGAAAGATGAGTACAGAATTTACTGAAATGAGCATTGAAGAACTGGATGCTTTGAACAAGCAAGTCGCAGGCAGTCACTACAAGGATCTGCCAATCCAGCCCGTCGAGTACATCCATGCCAACGCGCTGGGCTACTTCGAGGGTAACGTGATCAAGTACGTCAGCCGCTGGCGCAAGAAGAACGGCATTGCCGATCTTGAGAAGGCCAAGCACTACATTGAGTTGCTCATCCAACTGGAGAACCGCAATGCTCGAGAAACAGATTGAGGCCAAGGTTTGCGACTACGCCAAAGAGCGCGGCCTGCTGGTGTACAAGTTCACCAGCCCTGCCCGGATGGCGGTGCCTGACCGCATGTTCATCCGGCCCGACGGCAAGGTCTTTTTCATCGAGTTCAAGCGCGAGGGTATGAAGCCCACGCCTGCTCAGGAGCGCGAGCATAACCGTATGCGGGGTCACGGGGTTCAGGTGTATGTGGTGGACGATGTGACCACGGGCAAGTGGGTAATCGACAGGTTCTGGGTGCCGAAATCGTGAGAGTCATATCATGGTTTTCTTGTGGTGCCGCCAGTGCAGTTGCTACGATCCTTGCCGCTATCAAATACGGCGACATTGAGGCCATCTACTGTCGAGTGGTTGAAGAACACGAAGACAACTTGCGGTTTCTTGACGACTTCACCCGTGTGACTGGCATCCCCGTCAAAGTCATCATGGATGAAAAGCATCAGGGGTCGATCTATGAGGTGTTCACCAAGCGCAAGTTCATCAAGGGAAAAGAGGGCGCACCTTGCACCATGATCTTGAAAAAAGACATGCGGAAAGCGTACCAGCGACCTGGCGACATTCAAGTGTTTGGTTACACCGTTGAGGAACAAGACCGCGCAGATCGGTTCATTGATGGCAACAACGATGTGCGGGAAGACTTCATCTTGATTGACAACGGCATTACCAAACAAGACTGCTACGCGCATCTGACACGACTGGGGTTGCAGTTGCCAGCCATGTACCACCTTGGCTATTCCAACAACAACTGTATTGGTTGTGTGAAGGGGGGGATGGGTTATTGGAACAAGATTCGCAAGGACTTTCCGGACCGATTCGACAAGATGGCAAAACTCGAGCGGTTGATTGGTCACGCTGTCAACAAGGACGGCGACGGGCCGGTTTACTTGGACGAGTTAGCGCCCAATCGCGGTCGGTTCAAACAAGATATGCCAGCGGATTGCGGGTTTACCTGCGAGGTCAAAGATGCTAACCCCTGACCTGCTCCACGGCTATCAGCAAAAGGCCGTCAACTTCCAATGCACCCACCCCTCGTCGATGCTGTGGCTCGACATGGGCCTAGGCAAGACGGTCATTACGCTCACCAGCCTGGCGCATCTGCTTCGCACGGGCTTTCTGCGGGGCGTGATCATCGTGGCCCCGATTCGGGTCATCCGGCTGGTATGGCGGCAAGAGGCGACGAAGTGGGAGCACACCAAGCACCTGAAGTTCAGCATAGTTACCGGCACCAAGGATCAGCGCACCCGGGCGCTGTTGCGGCCCTCTGACGTGTACCTGATCAACTACGAGAATATGAAATGGCTTGCGGAAGTGTTGGACACTTACTTCATCAGCAAGGGTCGTCCTCTGCCCTTCAATGGTGTGGTTTGGGATGAGATCAGCAAGATGAAGAACTCGACCACCAATCGAGTCCATGCGTGGTTTAACGGTAAAAAAACCAACAACGTATTGGACCATTTTGTATGGCGCACTGGGTTAACCGGCACCCCCGCCAGCAACGGCTACAAAGACCTCCACGGTCAGTTCCTCGTGGTGGACGGAGGAGCGCGACTTGGTAGATTCAAAACAGCGTTTATGACGCAGTGGTATAAAAAAGCAGGAGACAGTCGCAAAGACATCCCGTATCGAGATACCGAAGAGGGAATTAAAAACCTGATCGGAGACATCACCCTTGAGATGTCAGCGGAGGACTACAACCCGCTGCCCGACCTTATGGTCAACAACATCGAGATTGAGATGCCCGATGACCTGCGGGCCAAGTACGACAAGCTGGAGAAGGAGTTCTTCCTGGTGCTCGACAGCGGCAAGGAGATCGAGGCGTTCAACCAGGCGACGCTGACCAACAAGTGCCTCCAGTTCTCCAACGGGGCCATGTACCCCATTGCCGGGATGCCGCTGTGGGAGCCGGTGCATGACCTCAAACTCGAGGCGCTTGAGGAGATCCTCGACGAGGCTCAAGGTAGCCCGGTGCTGTGCGCCTATGCATACAGGTCAGACGCCCAGCGAATCATGGACAAGTTCAAACACCTCGACCCGATCAACTTGACCGAGTGCAAGAGCGAAGCATCCCTGACCAACGCCATGCACCGCTGGAAGACGGGCGACTGCTCCCTGATGATCGGCCACCCGGCCAGCATGGGTCACGGCATCGACGGTCTTCAGAAGAACGGTCACATCCTCGTCTGGTACGGGTTGAACTGGAGCCTGGACCTGTACGAGCAGTTCAACGCCCGGGTGCGCCGGCAGGGCCAAGGGGTGCCCGTGATCTGCCACCGCATCCTGATGCAGGACACGCTGGACCAGGCGCAGGCGATGGCGCTTGACGAGAAAGCCACAACGCAAGCAGGGCTTCGTAACGCAGTTAAACAATACCGCTTGACAAAGGGTGCGTAACCCGTGGTACGATGTATCACACCAATCACCAAGGAGTAATCGTAATGCTGAAAGACACCATTGAATTCGTCAAGTCACTGTACAAAACGCCCAGTGCCGAAGCGATGGCGCTCAAGGAGTTGGAAGACTCCAAGCGCAGGCTGCTTGAGACACAAACAGCGCGGGAGTACTCGGACTCCATGTGCAAGTACTACGAGATCAAGATCAAGCGCCTGACCAGTTACTTGCACAATGCCACGGAGGTGAAGTGATGACCTGGCCGTTCCCACCGTTCCCCAACCCGCTGGACAAGCCCGGTCAGCCGCCAATTAAGGAGCAATTCAAATGATTGAAGCAATGAAGCTGGCGCTGGAGGCGCTGGAAGCGTTCCTGCGTTTTGCCGCAATCCATCACGACGGCCCGGATACATCCGACAAGTACCTTGCCGAGGACTACGCTGTAGAAGGTTTTCGGAAGGCAAGGCAGGTGTTGCCTGCCCTCCGCACCGCCATCGAGGCGGCTGAGCAGCAGGAGCCTGCACCCGGTTATTGCAAGCACTGTAAGCAGTACACGATTGAGGAGCCAATGCCGGATGACTTGATTGCGACCTATGAGAAAGGCTTCAACGATTGCGTAGCACAGCGCCAGCCGCAGTACAACAAAACGGAGATGAACTGTTTTGTGCAGACCTTGTATGACGAAAAAATGCGCGAGGGCAAGCATGGGCACTACGAAACCATGTTTCATGTCGTCCACCGCGCCATTGAAGCCGCCCACGGTATAGGGGAGAAGAACCTATGAAAATAAAACAGTGCCCAAGATGTTTAAAAAACAGATTTAACAACAGCCCTGTGTCTTATGTCTGGTGGAGCGTAATGGGACACGGCTATATGTGCTGGCATTGTTTTGACAAACTAAAGGAGAAGAACAATGCCGCTTAAACAACACCCAACAGACCCTGAGAAGGTGGTCTACGCCCGCCGCGAATATGACCTGCCGGCCAAGCAGGAGCCTGTGTCGTGGGTAGATGAGATCATTGAAGACCTACACGCTTGCTACAACACCGAGATGATCAAGGAGAACGACTCCGGAGATGCATTGATCCGACTCGATGCGGCAATTGCTTGTGTTGAAGAAGCCGCCATCAAGGCGGCAAAAGCGATCAGAGCAAGGGGGCATGCATGACTGATGAAAAACTACTGGGCTTGCTTGAAGATTACTACGCAACCAACATACAGGTCATCCAAGCGATGAGAGTGGCAAGGTGGCATTTTGAGTATAAGGATGACCAAGTGGCTTGGAAATACTTGTTCCTTTGGCGCGAGCTGATGGATGAGCGTGATGAGATATTTGCACGTTTGGGTAACAACTGCGGTCGGGCAGTTTTGCTTGCGTGGGGGTAAGCATGACGCGATGCACATTTAAACAGGGCCAGTACAACTGCGGCAGTTATGCTTTTAATCTCTGGAAAGAAGGTATCGAGCAGGGCGAGTACTGCGACCATCACTACTGGCAAGATCAAGCAACAAAAGCCCAAGCAGCCGAGCGCGAGGCAATATTACAAATGAGCGCAGCAACTTGGTTCAAGACGCAGGCTGACTACGACGCCGCCATCCGGGCAAGGGGGCAAGATCCTATGCCCCTCTTCGATGACTGGGGCAAAGACTGGAAATGAAGAAAATCAGTGTCACGCCGTCAGAGGCCAAGCTACTGGACGCCTTGTGCGAACTGGGGGAGACTGATCTGGTGGCACGAAAGACTGGCTTGACCGAAAGGACTACAGA